GAACTGGTCAAGTAAGAGCTTGATCTAATTTTGTCGTTACCCTCCATTGTGGGGTTAGGTAAGGTTTGTTTTATCATCGTTTTCCTTGTCCTTACCTAACTCCCTTTGGGGGGTAGTTGACACAACACACACACAAATATGCCGACACTTACTTCCAAGCTAGAAGCAATCAACACCATGCTGGGTGTTATCGGGGAAACTCCCGTCAACAGCATAGGCACGGGAAGCAGTCGTCCCGTTTCCGTTGTACAAGCCGAGAGCCTGTTAGACGAAACAAGTCGTGAAGTGCAGAGTGACGGCTGGCATTACAACACCCAACACGACTACCCACTGCAAAAGGACACATCCAACAAAGTAGTCCTACCTACCAACACGCTCCGTGTGGACACTGAAGTAGGCAAATACACCAGTATAGACATAGTACAGAGGGGTACTACCCTTTATGACCGCAAGAACCATACAGACGTGTTTACGGAGGATCTAAAGGTAAGCATCACGTTCTTGCTAGACTTTACCGAACTGCCAGAACAGTTCAGAAACTACATAACCATCAGAGCAGCACGACGCTTTGGTGTACGTTTCCTTGGCAGTCGTGAGATAGAAGCATTCACGCTTCGTGATGAGATTGAAGCTAAAGCCAAGGCTATTGATTCAGACAGCGAAAACGCTGACCGCACCATCTTTGATAACTACGACGTGTATCGTACCCTTGACCGCTAATGCCACTACTAACGACTAGCGTACCGAATCTCTCACAGGGAGTATCGCAGCAACCTGACAACCTACGTTATCCAGGACAGGGTGAGTCACAAATCAACGCTTACAGTAGTGTTGTGGATGGTCTGGTTAAACGACCCAGCACACGCTACGTCGGTACGTTGGAAAGTAGTAGCATCAGTGCAGACAGTCTGGTTCATGTCATTAATCACGACAGCGATAACAGACATGTGTTGGTCATTACACCTAGTTCCAACACAGCAAAGGTTTACAACACGACTGACGGGTCAACCGTATCTACGTTGTCCAACAGCTATGTTAATGTAGCTAAACCAAGAGAGAGTCTAAAGGCTCTGACCATAGCTAACACAACGTACATCCTTAATAAGACGACAACTACCGCTATGGACACGTCACAAACGTCTAACGCGCTGGTTAAGGAAGCTATCGTCTTTGTTAAACAGGGTGACTACAGCAAAGAATACACCGTTACTATCGACGGTGCTGACAAGACATACACAACAGGCGACGGGTCATCTTCTAACAGTGATTCACTCCATGCTTCAGCAGGTGACGGAACTGATGCTTCATCTGAAACAATAGCAGCAGGGTTAGTCAGTGCTATTGGTACGATCAGCGGAATAACAGTTGTTCGTAACGGTTCAGTCATCAAGCTAACCAGTACCAACTCTACGTTTACTGTCTCAGTCAGAGACGGTCTGTCCAACATTGGGTTGGGTATGGCTTATCAGGAAGTTTCCGCTATCACTGACCTGCCTAAGAGTTGTTACCAAGGCTTTACCGTAAAGGTGAAGGGTGACGTTGAACTGGTACAGGACGACTACTACGTTAAGTTTGTAGTCAAAGAAGGTGACAGCGTTGCTGCTGGTACGTTTGGTGAAGGTTCATGGGAAGAGACAATAGGCCCAGAAGTACAGACGACCATAGATAACACGACCATGCCTGTTAAGCTGGTTCCTGCTATTGGCTTTGGCTCATACACTTTAAACACAACGACATGGACCAACAGGTTAGTCGGAGATGCAGACACTAATCCTGACCCTTCGTTTATCGGTAATCCAATCTCAGACATTTTCTTTTATAAAAACAGGCTAGGCTTTCTTAGCGGACAGAACGTAATCTTCAGTGAAGCAGACAGTTACGACAATTTCTTCCGCACGACAGTCCTGACACTGTTGGACAGCGCACCCATCGACGTAGGTGTTAGCCACACCAAGGTCAGCTTGTTAAAGCACGCTATTCCCTTTCAAGAGAAGCTGGTGTTGTTCAGTCCACAGTCACAGTTCGTGTTGCGTGGTACTGACCTGTTAACACCCAAGACAATCAACATCAGTCCGATCACCGAATACAACGTGACGGAGAATGCACAGCCGTTAGCGTTGGGTAACTTCATTTACTTTCCTTTTGAACGTGGTGGCTTTCAAGGTGTGTATGAGTTTTACGTAGACAGCACCACTGATGTGTTTGACGCTTCAGAAATAACCAGCCACGTACCCAAGTACATTCCAACTGAGTTAAAAGAAATACGGGGTACACCTTCCGAAGACGTGATGGTTGCCACCACAACAGGCAACACCAAGCACCTGTACGTCTACAAGTACTTCTGGCAAGGCAAGGAGAAGGTACAGAGTAGCTGGTCACGGTTTGAGTTTAAGAACGACGTGATAGGCACAGGCTTTGTTAACAGTGACCTGTTCATGGTTACTACTGACGGAACCAACACCTACCTTGAGTCAATGCCTATGGAAGCTGGTGTGACCGACACAGGTAAGGACTACACCATACTGTTGGATAGTAGGGTTAATGGTTCAGCACTTTCCAGAACATACGACAGTGCTACTAAACTTACGACTATCGACAACATCCCATTCGATCCTGTTAACGCTGTGGTCTACACTGCATCAGGTCAACGGATTGTGGTTAGTAGGGTAGACGCTAACACAGGTACTGTGCCTGTTGACGTTAGTGACGGTGCTTTCTTTATCGGCTTTGAATACAACATGGAATACCAGTTCAGCGCACAGACGCTGAAACAGCCAACAGAACGAGGCGGTAAGTCCAGTAGTAACTTTACCCACCAGACACTCCGCAACGGAGCGATTGACTACGCAGACACAGGTCACTTCACAGTGGAAGTAACACCCCTGTACCGTGATACGTACAACTACGTGTACAACCCTACCCACCTTGGAGCAGACAGTGTGATAGGTTCGTTGGTGTTGGACAGTGGTTCTTTCCGTTTCCCCATACATGCCAAACACGACGAAGCTACGATCAAGATAAAGTCGTCGTCGGCTTTGCCAGCACAGATACTGGCAGCAGAGTTTGAAAGCTTCATTACTCCACGTTCACAAAGGTACGGTGGATAGAGCCACATACAGCGACTGTCGGATACGACCAGCAATACCCATGTTGGACAGTTGGTGGCTATACGAAGACATGCGTGTTGAAGACATGCTTGAAGTTATTGGTCTGGGTACACACCCAAGACAGGCTTGTGAGCAATCGTTTGAACACAGCACTAAGGCGTTCACCATCATGCAAACACCCGTCAACAAGTTAGCAGCTAGTTTCGGTGTGTGTGATACAGCCGTGGACGGTGTGGGTTGTGTCTGGATGCTAGGCACACACAGAATTTACAACATACGAAATACCTTTATTCGACACAGCCGTGAGTGGAAGGACGAACTGCTAGGTGACTACCGCATGGTGACCAACCTTGTAGCCAAGTCCAACCTGTTAAGTATGCGTTGGCTCAAGTGGTTGGGTGCAGAGTTTATCCGTGAACCAACGGAAGGGTATTTAGAATTTATAATCATTAACACCAAGGACTAAGAATATGTGCGACCCAGTATCAATGGCAGTTGTTAGTGGTGCTTCAGCTTTAATGCAGTACCAAGGGCAACGACAAGCCGCTCGACAGCAAGCACGTTATCAGGCCCAAGCTTCAGCAGCCGAACGTGCAAGGTTCCTTCAGGAACAAACAAGTTTACGGATGAGGCAATCTCAGCAGCAAGAAGCAACCAACAAGGAGTTGGGTGACATTGCGCTGAAGAGCCGTGAAGCCATCTCTCGTGCCAGAACGTCCGCAGGTGAGGCTGGGGTAGCAGGAGCAAGCGTTGACGCTCTCATGGACGATTATATGCGTCAGGAAGCAAACTACCGCACAGCACTGCTTCGACAACAAGAGTTTCAAAACATCAACACGGGACTGGCACTTAGCGATGCTGGCTTTCGTTCACAAAACAACCTGATTGGTATTAACCGTCCGATCAACCGACCATCGTTCCTGACAGCAGCGACAGGTGCAGCCAGTGGTGCTGCTAGTGGTTACAGGACAGGGTTGGAAATAAAGGCAATGACGTAATGGCTACAAGAGTACAGACCCAACTTCTTCCAGAAGCACCCAATCTTCAACCAACCATTTCCGCTGGTGGACGATACACCGTGCAGGTGCAACAAGCTGGTAAGAATAAGTGG